TCCGAATACTCAATGGTGATGCTGATTGAGCCTCCGCAAGTCCTCGGGTTGTTGGCATCCGCGCCTATAACCTCAAGCTTGCAAGTCAGCAATGGTTCGTTAATAGCCCTGAAAGGCCCAGAACCAATAACCATCGGAGTTAATTCGTCCCCGACTTGTGACCCAACGTGGAGCATACACGCCCCGTTGCCATCGCTGGTCACTGCCACAGCTATCCGCGCACTGATCAGGCGGATGCTGTTTCCCGCTACCGCCAGGCCCAATACCGCTAGGGTGATTGGGACATCGGTTCCGTCCGGGAAATCGTCCACGACGATGGCCTTGGTCACACGTCGAGATGCTGGAGCTCTTCGCCGCTGCGCCCTTGCTTGGTTGCGGCTTCTCGTCCTTGCTTGTTTTTGCTGTTGCATGTTTAAAAGTGATTCTTTTAAAGGGCCGCCACCCTCCCAAAGTTTCTCGATTGTTGCCATGTTCACAGCCTCCTCGCTCACACTCTCCATTGGAACCATGTATGATGCAGCTATTTGCCTTGGTGACAAATATTGCGCCATAGCATTCTTCCACTCCTCTGTTTGGGGTCCTTTATAGTTCTTTATCAACTGCTTGCACCAATCGTCAACGATTGGGTAAACGTTTGAAAAGAAAATTAGTTGGCGCACTGCGCATGCCCTGCCTAATTTGTCTATAATCCCCCCTTTTCCTCGGAGCAAAAGCGAATGCAAATGTTTCTCTGGATCCAACGGACAAAATACCTTTGTACCCCCGACGTCTACAAACTTCTTCTTCAAAAAGTCTAGTTCGTCCAACGGCCTAGGGTCCAAATTGTCATCCTTAACGACTACTCCGAACTCTCCGAAAGATGCTTGAATCGACCTACCATTGAAGGTGTCAATAATGTCTTCCGAAACGGTCAAGGTATTGTCGTCTCCGTACAACAAGGCTTCCACGTGCGTGACAAAGTCACGGTACGTTCCGCCTATATTTTGTATGAATGCGTATGCGAGCAGAACATACAAGGCTATGGTGTTGTCCACCACAGTGTTTGGAGATCCGGAGGGGTTTCCTCCTTCCTTGGCGAAAATGTCGCCCAGGGGGGTTATCAAGCGTGATTTGACCACATCTTCGTACAAGTTGAAAAACCTGACTTTGTGATCGCTTGATTCGGGTAGTCCCAGCCACCCCCATCTCAGATCTCTGACTCCGTTTAACAGAGCGGCATGTAATGAAGTGTCGTACTCGCTCTCATCGAGCGCGAAACCGCGCGCGTGGGCTGACAACTTCTTGTACACTCGGTCCCATCCTCCACTGTAGGGGTTAATCCCGACGGCGGAGGAGGTGTGAAGATGGCTATCGTAAAATGCCTCATTCTGCCTCAAGCAGTACCGGTTGAGTGAAACTTTCATCTCGATCGAAG